GCTGAGAGGACCCATTGGCTCTTGCAGCCCAAGAGCGTCAAAAGCTAACTGACCGGGACTAACAGCAGGCCCGGTGGCTGGGGGCTGCTCAATGGGAACAGCCCTGCGAAGACGAGCTTCAATAACCGAACGCGGTTCACCATAAATAGATTGATACTGTCCTCTGGGCCCACGCGGATTAGGTAACGGGGGCTGATAAACAGTGGAGCGGGGCGAAGGGGTAGGCTCAGGCGAAGCCGACGCCCGAGGAGGATTGGGCGGACGGTTGGCCCCAGATCCACCAGCAGTTGTAGGTCGAGCTGGCGGACGCCCGCCGCCACCAAACTGTGGGACGGGTGCAGGTCTTCCGGCTTCGGCCGCTCTGCGTCCAGCTTGATTTTGTTCAAATTGACGAATAGCTCTAGACGCACCTTGCTGCCTAGTTGTATCTACTGCTCTCTCTAACTGCGGATTAACCCGCCGAAGAATTTCCCGACCTGTCTGATTACCCTGTTGCAGTAAGGTTGTGCCGACAGTCTCTAAAGCACGCTGAATCTGAGCTGGGCTAACACCTCCCGCTCTAAGCAGCTGATCGAGTAAAGCCATCTAAACACCAGTACTTAATACCATAATAGCTTTAACGCCAATTAGTCGCAAAATAGAGACGATCGGCCCGCGACATCGTGGGAGCACCAGGCAGAGCCTGAACATACGTGCCGCCACTACGCTCAAAACGGTAACGATTAACCACGGGGTTCCTGTAGTTAGCTACGAACAGCATTTGGGCTAACCTATCGGTCTCAAAGATATAGTTTTCCCGCCAGATTTTGGCTGTCTCTTGTTTATCCTGAACGCTAATCGTACGGCTAACGTCACCAAGAATAATCTCTTGCCGGCTGGTGCCTTTACCACCAGCTAATTCCGAAAGCCTTTCAGCCTCTTCGCAACGTTCAATCTGCTGGATAATCTTGTCATAAAAATACTGACTGGGGATACTTGTACAAGCCAGCAGCAGACGAGAGTAATCGCCAGCAGGGACAGTCGCTACGTTATACCCTAAGTGATACGCAACTCTAGAGAAGTTAAAGTCATCTAGCTTAAAACCAAAAACCTTGCCAGGGTTGCGGCCGATTTCATTTAGCGCCGCATAAACGATTTCTCGTTTTGTGCGATCCGTGGTGGTGGGCTGAGTTACAACACCCTGCTGCGCAAGGTAGCTGTAAATCTGCTCTAGTTCTTGAACACTTAATTCAGCCACGGCTGGTTACGTTTATACAGAGTCTAATCAATGCCAAAGGGTAGAAAAGAAAATATCGTCGTATAGCGCTGGACTAGGTGGGCCGGGAAGACTCTGGATGAACTCACCCTCCGTGGCGATAAAACGAGAGTGAGCAATAACCGGATCCTTGTAATTAACTACATGCAAAACGGCCGAAAGTCGATCACACTCATATAAATAGTTCTCACGCCAGACGCGCATAACTTTTCGATTATCTTGAATCGTTATGGTTCTATTTAATACTTCCTCTCCTTGACCGAGAATCACTTCCTGCTGGCTAGCGCCTCGATTGGATGCCAGTTCTGTGTACACCTCGGCTCGATCGCAACGCTCAACCTGATTCAGGATTTTTGAGTAGTAAAAATCACTAGGAATATTATTGCAAGCCTCCAGCAACCTAGAGTAGTCTGCGGGGCTAACTGCAGAGATGTTGTAATTAAGGTGATAACAAACACGCTCAAAGTTATAGTCATCAAGAGAGCATGACCGAACTTGAGGAACTTGCCTCAGTAAAGAGTTAACTGCGGCATAAACGACTTCAAGCCGAGCAGCGTCAGTAAACTCACTGGCAAATACAACACCTTGTTCGTCAAGGTATTGCTGAACTTGCTGTAATTCTGCTGTTAAAAGACGAGCCACTAAAACCCGACCGCTAACAACAGTCTAAAAGATTTAACTCCAAATCATTCGACATAAGCAATATCTCCCTCAAGGACGACATCCCAGTCGATGCCCGAAATACTCTTTAATTGATCCAGTTTGGTGAACCGCTCGCCAGGCAAGGACTGCTGAAGCTCTTTAATCGCCACGGCGGTCTTCATTCCAACCCCGTTAAGAATCTGAGTTAACAGCTCTGGAGGCGCGCTGTTGATGTTGATGCGTGTAAAAGCCGGCGACTCGGGCCGAACAATTTGCCGACCCCGGCGACGCTTAACGGGTTTTTCGTCAAGCTCCTCTTCTACATCTTTTTCAACAATTTGATTCTTGTGTGCGTAAAAAACTTTGCCAGTAGTGATGGAACGAACCATGTAGTACTCACCATCATCGTGAGTACTGAGAACGGTAACTTTCACACCGTTCGGAACGTAGGTAAATTCTTTCACGGCAGTGACTGTCATTATGAAGCTATTGGCTAAGCCTTAGTATAGCCCTCCGCAATAAAAAACCCCTCGTAGAGAGGGGTAAAAACTCCGTAACCGGAGATAAATTTGAGATTAAACCTAATCTCAGGTGGGAGAGGTGGAAGTGTAAATGCTGGACTCCACCACACCGCCAGGTTGAAGCCCAAGGCTTTCGCGGTTCGGGGTTTCGTCAGGAAGCAGCCAGCAAACCTCGCAAATAGCGAGGGCTTTATTGCGACCGGACAGTTTACCGACACCTGCACGGGGGTCATAAACACCCGAAGCCTGGGCCAGACCGGACGCTGCAGCGCCGCCGAGGTTGCCCACGGTGGCCAGAGCGTACTCAGTCTCAGCCGTCACACGGTGCATGTTTGCGGCATTCCAGGCATTACTGGAATTCCACGTACCGTTCGTGATCCGGCTGTTGGAACCGACAACAGTTGCGTAGAAGCCGCTAGCGGAAGGAGTTTCAGAGAGACCAATGCCGAGACCAGGGCCGAGACCCAGCTTCGGAGAGGAAACACCGCCAACCACACCGCTGCTGACCACATCGCCGCCGTCAACACGGAGACCCACACGGTACACATAAGCGCCGGAAGGCACTTTGATGCCGGTGGTGATGTCGGCGCGGATGTCTTTGTGATAATCCGGGGAAGGGATAATCGCAGTGCCGTTAGTAAACGGTTTGTTAGACGCGCCGCCAGAAGCGTAAGGAGTAGTGTAATACTCCATTTGGTTGATAGAACCTAACGCTTGATACGAAAGGTCCACATAGCCAACAGCCTGCTGAGCAATCCAGCCGGGGCGGAAGACCACGCCGACAGGGCCGCCCACGGGTTGATCCGTCAGGGTCTGGCTAGTACCGTTCTCGTTTAAATACGTAACGGTCTTGGTTTCGTGCCAATACTTCAGCACGTTGGTGTAGTTACCGGGATAAATCCGGGTAACTGCAAGCTGGTTTGCGTTAATAGCCATCGTTAATACCTCCTATCAAGCGTTGAAGGAATAACTGATGGTGGCGAAGTCAGCGTTCAGCAGTTCAAATCCGGCATAAAGAGACCAGATCATCATGATGAAACGACTGAAATCGTCATTATTATTCAACAACACTTGAGCGTTGTTGCCACCAATGCCTACGCCTACGGCTTGAGGGCCGAAGAACATACCAACAGCTGCTTCGTAAGAGGCGCTAGCACCAGCAATCGAAGCAGTCTGAGACTGAGACGGCATGTTCGTGGATTCGAAGAAGCGAACTCCCTCAAACACGAAGCCGGTGGGCATAATCGGCTCACCTGCTACAAAGGTAGCTTGGCCGAAACCTTGGCCCATGTAGATGGCAGCGTTGGGCTGCATCGAAGACATGAGCGGGTTAATTTGCCCGTTACCAGGATAACGAGCCACCTCACGGAAGTCGCTATTCTGTCTAAGGTGCATAAGGAAGGTCGGATCGCATACACAGCGATAGAAACCGTCCTGATACGTAGGAACGTTGCGCTTACGCAGGCTCTTAACCACGCGGAGCAGGTCGTCCTTAACGTCGAACTTGGCTTGTTCGGCGTTGGTATAGGTGAGGGCGCCAACAGCTAAATCGCCAGGGTAGTAGTAACCACCTTGGGTGTCAGACGATTGACCCTTCGAGACAGCTTTCAGGAGTTCGTTAATGAACACCCGGTCGCGCCATCTTCTATAGTCATCTAAGAGAGTTAGAGAACCAATAGATTGATGGAACGCTGTAAGATTACCTGTGTCTAAAAGTAATCTTTGAGCGGTAATTAAGGTCTCTCTAGCAATCTTGAAAGTGCTAGGCTGAGTAGGATCGCCAGGGTCAGCAGGACCAGTGTACTCGCGAAGAGTCACAAGAACTTTGTCCTTGACAATGTTCCTGCTGTTCGCAGTACCGATGGTCTGTTCTGCCGTACGCTCACGCGATTCTTTAGACCCAGGATTGCCCCAGAATCTATAGCGGTCAAGCTGCACAGTCTGGCCCGGTTGCTTACTAAAGTCGTGAACAACCACGGGCTCAGCCGCCATTTCTACAACGTACGCAGGATGCGGACGGTATAATTCGGCGCCGAGCAGCTTCGGAAAATCATTGTCGACGAACAAAGCGCCAACCCCCGAAGAACTACACGTTAAGTTTAACCAAACCTAACCCTATTAAACAAAGATTTTGTCGCAAGTTCCGCGTTTATTTTAACG